CTTGGTTTTCTATCCCTGGCAAAACAGTTAATCATGCCAATATCACCATGGGGCTCACCGTAAAGGCCTATGCGATACTTGTCTTTCCACCACTTAAGACTGTTATGAGGAGCATCAACTACCAAATCCTGTAACAACTCCCAGTTCTTGATAACTACTTTGGGGATTACAACCCTGTCCTGATAGCGGTCTGGGATACAGGTTAACTCGTCACCGGGAAGAGTAAGGACAGTCGGTCTTTCGTAAAACCAGAGAGAAAGGGTATCGTTGGCCTTTGGAAAAATACCTATTTGAAACCGGTTACTAACTCCTTGTTTATCCTGGACGGCTACGTGGGTTACATAATCACCAGTTTCGTCATGATCGTAGTCCAGGGATTCTATACTATCCATGCTCCGGCATATCGTGACCTTATCACTATTGCTATTCCGACACCGAAATAGCTTTTTCATGTAGGAACTAGGCATGTTGTACAGCCAATTTGATGTGGTCACATTAAGAGCAACTGCCTCAATAAGTCTCAGGGCAGGTAAGTCGAAGTCTTCAGCAAGCTCCTTGACTATGTTATTGATCCAGGTCTTAAAATGCGTTTTAAGACTGGCATCATCCACAATCAAATCTAATGCACTTTCTAGTTCAGATAGTGTCATTAGAGTCGCCTCTGATTCTTCATTTGCTCCATGACTTCGCTTACACCCTTGGGCTTTTGCTTCCTGGGCACAACGTCTACCTTGCCGATGGTCATAGAGAAAGAACGTCCCCATTCATCTTTACGAAGGGACTTAATCTTGCCTGTTACTGTCACAGTGACTTCCTCCTCCAAATCCAAGCTGTCCATATTCCGTGGATATGACTTGTTTTTCTCAAAGTCAAAACGAACTTCAGGTTTATAGCTAGGTATGCTCTTACCCATCTTCTACTTCCTCCTCATTGCCGTTATCGTCTTCTACCAACCTAAACCCACACTTTGGACAATACTCATTTGGGTTCTTGGTATAGATCCGTTCATCGGGTCTATAAGGTAAATGGCAGTGCGGACAGAATCTTATGTAGTCAGCCATGTCATCCTCATTTATTAGAGGTCTATAGAAATACTATAGACACCACATAAAGAGGGTAGTTTGCGTCAGATTTGCGTCAGACCTAAGCAAATGTTATGTTAGGCACCTTCTCCCCTCTATCCTTAATGGCCTTCTCCTTGGCTTCTTGGACATTCTGCCCTGCTACATTTTCCTTATGGGATTTCTGAACCTGTTCCTGGAACTTTCTTTTCTTTGCGTCTTCGGTAAACCACGCCACCGCAGCGTCCAACATGGGACCCCTGGGTATAGCGTTGAATAGATCTGCCACGCTTTCTATAGGAGAACCATCATCAAAGGCACAGGAACCATCCGGGTTAATCACAACCTTCTTATCTGGTAGCTCTGAGTCATCCCGTCTCTTATCTTTGTTTCGCCACCAAGCTACCGCCTCATCTAAGTCTGGACCAGGTGGAATTACTTCCTGGAGTTCCTTCAGGGTACTAATCGGTTGACCAGTAAAGTGTAAATATCCTCTACCGTTAGCCAACTTACCAATATGCTTCCCATTAGACACCGCCCAGGACTTCTCAAACTCAACCTCACCAAATTGCTTTGTCTTGATTATTTGACTCATAATGCCCCCTTATGGATTTATTGGAATATCACCCACAACGTTCTTGTAGGTCATATCTCCGATTTTCTTAGCATGTCTCAACCAGTCGCATTGGATACGTTCCCAATGAGATCGTTCCGTACCACTCCCTCCGGCTGCCTCGATATATTCCTGATAGAAGACTTCTTGATCCAGGTAATCCTCAAATTCCTGATTTGCTTCACCATAAATAGTCCAAGACTCCGGTGGTTCCTGCGGTACTTTCATTTTCATCTCGGTACATGCCTTAACAGTATGGGGTTTAACCTTGCAGTTATTGGGCGCTATAGATATCATTCGATCAAGAAGATTTTCAGCATCTCGCAACGTGTGAGCGTAACCCACTGCGAAATAATCCCACGGTGTATATGGTCTTTTATCTGGTCCTATTTTCCGGTAAAAGTCAAACTTACCAGTTTTAAAGAACTCAAAATAGGCAAACATCTGTTCTACTGTATCAAATGGCACATATGCCTTATAACAGTGCTCACGACAAAACCGTGGAATAACACCCCATTTTTCGAAGTATATGTCTTTCCAGAGAAGACACTTTTTCAATGGATCTCTCTTAAAGACAATGTATGTGTTGAGATAGTACAGCAAGGATGGCGTGATACGATATTTCTCACCATCTAAGATAATGATCTTATTACGTATCAGATCCTTTAATTGTGGATGAATCCAATGCTTAGGATGTACCAAGTCTGGTCTTAACATAATTTGGCCCCCTTTATTTTTTAGTCCCGCTCCCCCATTACGATTCACATAACATGAGAGAGCGGGCGAAAATTAAAGCCCAGATGCTACTTGCCCCAGGCCATGAAATCCAAAGATGTAGACTGAACGATCTCGCCATCGGGCAGTTCTAACATTTCCAATGGGCGTATCTCATCCATTCTACCCCAGATATAACTAATCTTGATGGCCTTGGTATCGGCATGGTCACTACCAAGAGTAATGGTATCTGCGCCATATCCACCAACCCACCAATTATTAGTTATCTTAGAATTGGTTGCAGTTGTACCCAGAGTTGCACCACTTCTCAGAATCTCAGCATACCCGGAACTTGCGGGTCCGGGAAGACAACCCATAGTTCCGAAGATCAGCATGTTGGAGAGATTTCCACCAGAACTACAGGTACATACATCTGTAGTCGGTGTTACATCATCTTCCTCCTCAAACCTATCAGCTAAGAACCCCGAAGAGGGTTTCTTGATATAGGTCACATAGAGATGATCGTCAGCCTCAGAGAACCCGGCTGCCATGGTAAGAGTAGTTGAATCAGGAGTACCTTCACCCCAATCAAGTTCCAGTTCTACACCGGTTGCAGTCTCACCCTTATATTGAGGCACACATGCCTTTACCGTGCCATCGTCATCCCACGTAGCATTCTGAATCGCCACTGCAAGGGGAGCCGAAAGGGTGAACACGTTGGTATCGAAACTGGGCTCCTCGTCCACAACCAGGTTATCCACGACTTCCTTCCAGGCCTGGGTGACATAGGTCACGTAGGTTGCAGCCGCACCCTCACCGGAAGGAAAAGTCAACTTGCATCGGTAACCAGGAGCAAATGAACTCTGACCAGAAGCCAGATCCACTGCAACCTGACCAGCCGCAGGAGTCACCTTCCCGGATACCACGTCATGTCGAATATCAGCACTCGCCACGTACATAACAAACGCAGCGGGGTACTTAAGATATGCTACGTCTGCATCGCAGTCCACCAACTCCTCGAACACTATCGGAGGAGCGGGAGCAAATATCTTGAGCTTGTCATTGGTAGCATCGAACCTATAGTCATACCCATTTCTCATAGGACCCACAGGTTGAAGCCGATCCAACGCCTTGTTAAATGCAAAGTCGCTGTAGGTTACGGGTATTCCACCATGAGGATATGTCTTAGCACCGTCTCCAAAAGACATGCTTCCCATGGATAACCGCAACTTACCGCCCATTATGTGTCTGTCAGTGTTGCTTACACTCACAGTCACGTCTGAAGCACCTAAGTTTGCCATGGTTTACCTACCTCCTTTACTCATCACTTGTATTATGTGTCACCAGACTCATATTAGCCGCTGTTTCAGGCATATGGTGTCCGGCAAAAAATGGCTCAAATTGGCCAGCCCCACCAACACCAAGGGTTGTAACAGCTACCAGAACTTCTTCACCGGCGTATACATCCCCTCTGTTACGTTTGTCGCCGGTGTATACTTGGTCGTTATTAACGTTAACATAGAAGATGCTGCCAATTACTGCTGCTGCACTGGGAAGAGTGAGTTTGGCGACCTCGTCACCAATGACATAGATGTCATTATCATCCCAGTCGTTATCGGTTCCACCGGCTAGAGTAGCTGTAATATTAGTTGTGGTGTTAGCTGTAATAGTTCCCTGGCTACCGTCCGTGATATTAAAAATGGTTCTTCCCACGAACTCATTGGTAGTAAAAGAACGGGAACTATCCGTCATGCTAGACTGACTGGCCCCACCATCATGCTTATTGCCGGAAGAGTACCTATCGAACGTCTTGATAAGCTTAATAACCCCGGAGCTTGTCGGAGCAGTAAAGGCCTCGTTTAAACACATGATACCAAGTCTGGTGATACAGAATGGCTCATGTAGAGTCCAAATGCTCTTTACCCCAAGGGGCTCATCGTGTTCCAAAAGGACAGCCTGAGCGTCATCATCAAGTCTGGTACTTATAACGGCTCGTTCATAACTTCCGTACATCGCCTATCACCTCCTACGCCGAAGCTATCAACTTGGATTGATTTGCGGCTACCTCGGCCATTGGATGACCCAGAACAGCGGGTTGAAATGCCCCGCCACTACCTACACCTAGAACGGTACTGAATACTGCCAGTTGCTCACCGGCGTAAACATCAGCAATACCTCTGTTTTTGTAGGTGGCGGTAGGTCCGCTACCAGAGACGTTGACCTGATTGTTCACATTCTTGTAGTAGACATTACCTACAGCAGCCCCATTGGGAATGGTGATATCGGCCAGCTTAATACCAATGACATACTTGTCACCAGAATCCCAATCATTATCAGTTCCACCAGACAGGGTCCCGTAAACCTGGGTAGCTGTATTAGACGTAATGACAGCAGATGAACCATCAGTGATATTATAGATGGTCCAGCCGACAAACTCGTTGACTGTGAATGATTCACCACTATCGGTCATAAACGCTGCGCTTGAACTTGTGTCGTCTGCACCAACTCCGCTACCGGCCTTGGCCTTTTTGAAAAGGGAAATAACAGGTGCAGTGGTGACTACCATAGCGGTGGTTACCTGGGCCACAAATCGAGTAACACACATTGGATCTAGGAGCATCCAGGTGCTCTCCTCATCACCAATAGCGTTGTTATAGTCGAGAGCCGTTGCGACTTCACCGTCATCAAACGCAGAGCGCAAAATCTTGCTTTTGTCATATGTTCCGTACATGTTTTCGACCTCCCTCTACGATTTTTCTCATAAATGGGTTATTAACCCATTACTTCGATGTAACTCGGATGATCTTGGCCTCTCCGTCTGTAGCGGTGTTCCAAATCGAGGCGTACACAAAGATCCCCCTCCAAGCTATGGCCTTGGTACGGCCAAAGTCGGATTGATAGTTGGGATCGGCGTACAGTTGAGGTGACTCTGCCTCAACATAACCAACTGCCTCGTCACCAAATACAACGGCCTCACCTAACACAGTAGACGAACCAGCGCTATTGGAGAATGCCTCCTCACGGTCAACCTGTACGGACCGAATATTCTCAGCCTTGCCACACTCGCCCCTAAAGAAAAGATCGCCTTTTTGCAGGTACATGTGAATTTGCTGCCAAAGAGGATCTTGCTTAAGGCCACGGAGGGTTTTCCTACAGGCTAACATGATATAATCGTCACCCTCGAAGGGAGGGCAGTGGATATTACCGGCAAGATAGTCCGCTATAATACCCATATGATCGAATGTTAGGTTAGCGGTTGCGATGGTTGAAGGCGTTCCGTCTGTATCGAATGTACCAGCCACCAAAGATGTAGGAATAAAGCATATCTTGATATCCGTGCTGTTTTGGAACGCTGTAGCAGCGGTTGTATCAAGTGCCCTATCCATCTGGCGCATAAGTGCCTTTTGGAGATAGTTAGCCGGATCATACTTCGAGAGCTGTTGGGCCAAATTAGTGTATTCTACACCTCGGCCCCATTCGACAATCTTCACGGCTCGGTTTCCGAGCTGTAATTTGTCAATGGGAATCCTAGTATCCTCTTCCAGTTGAGTAGAAGTAGGATCGGGCAGTTCCTTCAGGTGCATAATATTGACCCATTCTCCCTTATGTTTAAAATTGCCTACGCCCGGAATAGGACGGGCGAATGGCGCAACCTTACAGGCTCCCACGGATACCTGCAGTAATTGGTTACTGATGAAATGGTTCTTATAAACGCCCAAGTCAGCGTCAAAAGTCCAGTTATGCGGTGCCATGTTTTAAGACCTCCTATTTAGATTCTTCGTTCATTCATTTGCATTGCCTTGGATAGACTCAACGGAGCTTGGTCTTCTGGTTTGGTCTTTTCTGGACCCGGACCTTGTCGCCCTAAAACTTCGTTATCTTCTTGAGTTTGTTTGGCTTTGTCAGCAGCCTCGGTAAACTTAGATCCAATAGCACCCTTGATACGCTGTACTTCTTTAATGGTCCAAATAATCTGGGAGTCAATGTCTCCCTCCGGTGCCAAGTCTGCCATAGCCCAAAAGAGCTTGGAATCGTCTGAGCCGTGTTTCATATTCAACCCGGATTCTGTAGCTTTTTCCCCTGCTAACTTAACAACGCCCGCAGACTTAGAATCCTTTGTTTCTTGTTCCTTGCGCTCCCGTTCTTTTCGTTTTTCATAGTCTGTTAAGGCTTGCTCAAGGCGCTCAGATATTCCCTGGTCCAGGGCCCTACCCCAAATTTCAGCGACCTTGCCCTGATAGTCCTCAGCTTCCGTATCCAGTTTTTCTATCTCCTTAAGTAGTCCAGCTACTATTTCAGGAGTTCGAGAACTGGGTTTGGTTTCCTTATCCTTACCCGGTT